TAACGATGTAGGTTTATTAGCCGATATTGTTATTATGAAAGCTCTTGATAAGGATGGAAACAAAATATTTAAGTCAGAAGATAGATTAGATATTATGCATAAAGTTGACTCTGATGTCCTTGCAAAAATATCAACTGCAATGGTTCAAGTCATTACTCCATACGAGTCAAAAAAAAAGTAAATACTAGCCCTGAACTCCGCAATATGTTAGTAGTAGCGGACAGGCTAAAAATAACTTTAAAACAAGTTTTAGAAATGTCTGAAACAGAATATAATACTTGGTTAGGTTATTTTATGCTTGAACAAGAAGAATATAATAGAAACAGAAAAATATAATGGCTCAGAATCTAGTACTTAATATTTTAGCAAAAGATAAAACTAAAGTAGCTCTGCAAGGAGTTCGTAATGGATTAAATAATTTAAGAACTGCGGTGTTCTCATTGCAATCAGCTATTGTAGGTATTGGTGGTGGTTTAGTAATTAGATCACTAACAAAGGTTGGATCTGAGGTTGAGGACTTAGGTGTTAGGTTTAATTTTTTATTTGGTAATGTAAAAGAGGGAACTAAAGCATTTGATAACTTAATAAGTTTTGCGGCACGAGTTCCTTTCTCACTTCAAGAAATATCAGCGGCATCAGGAAACTTGGCAGTTGTGGCCAAAGATGCAGATGACTTAACTCGTATCTTAAAAATTACAGGAAACGTTGCGGCAGTAACAGGATTAGATTTTAGACAAACCGCAGAGCAAATTCAAAGATCATTTGCTGGTGGTATAGCGGCCGCAGATGTATTTAGAGAAAGAGGTGTAAGAGCTTTATTAGGTTTTAAAGCTGGAGCAACCGTCACCGCAGAAGCTACTATAAAAGCCTTTGAGGATACGTTTGGTGAGGGTGGAAGGTTTGGTAAAGCTACTGAGGTTCTTGCAACTACATTTACTGGTACTCTCTCAATGTTATCAGATAAACTTTTTAAATTTAAATTAGAAACAAATAGAGCTGGATTTTTTGATTTTTTTAAAAATGCTCTTGTAGTTATAAACAAAGGAATAGAGGATAACGCAACAGCTCTGTCTAATTTTTCTAAGGCAGTTGGTGAGGGTTTGGTAAACTTTATAAAACAAGCATTGTTAGGAGGTGCGGCTTTACTTGATTTGCTAAGACCTATTTTTCAGACGGTTGCAATAGGTATAGGTGGATTAATAGATGTGGTTAAAGGTTTGCCACCAGGTATTAGAGAGCTTGGTATAGTTGGGTTCTTAATGCTTGGAAGAGTGGGCAAAATAGCCATCGTTGGTATATTTGGAATATTAAAAGCAATCGGTGTCGATCTAGATAAAATAACAAATAGCATTTTTGGTGCAACTAAACAAACTGAAGAGTTTGGCCCAGCAATGAAATCAGTTAATGAGTTTATTAAAAAAATAGAAGAAAATATAATTGTATCAAAAGAGCAATTAGCAGAACTTCAAAAGGAACTAAAAAAAGTTGAGGACTCTGCTGAGAAAACATTAGTCTCTTTTTCTAAAATAAAAGACACAATTAAAAATCAAATTAAAAAAGATTTAGAATCTGTTAACGACACAATAGGTAAATTTATATTAGGAGGTGTTAAATCATTTTCAAGAGCTTTAGCAGAATCTGTTGTGCTTGGTAAAAAATTAAAAATGAGCTTTGAAGAAATTGCTAAAAAGTTTCTTGTTGATATTTTAGCATTTACTATTCAAATTGTAATTCAAAAACAAATTGAAAAAATGTTATCTGATGGTCAAGTAGATAATGAAAAAACAATAACAAGTGAAAAGAAAAAACAACTTAGAATTCAAAGTATGATGATGCTTATGTCAGGAAACCCTTTAGGTTTTTTAGGTTTTACTAGTCCAGGTTTTGCTCAAGGTGGTGCAGTATCAAAAGGCAAACCTATTATGGTTGGTGAGAGAGGCCCTGAAATGTTTATACCAAATAGCACTGGTCAAATAACTCAATCTGCTAGAGGTATGGGTGGAAGATCAGCAGTTGTTAATTTTAATATAAATACAATAGACTCAAGAGGGTTTGATCAGGCTTTGGTAGAAAACAGAGGGACAATAACTGCTATTATTAATAATGCTTTAACAGAAAAAGGTAGAGGAGAGTTAATCTAATGTCGGGAGCATTTCCAATATCAACTGCAAACTTTGAGACTATGGGTATTAAGTCTTTGCAAGACACGATTATATCTAAATCATTATCAGGTAAAAAATTATCAAGGCAAATAGATAATCAAAGGTTCGGTTTTACTGCATCTATTATAGTTGGAAAACGATCTGATATATATGGTGAGCTTATGGCCTTTATTATGAAGCAGAGGTCTCAAAAAGAAAATTTTACAATCATTCCTCCTGAAGTTGAAGATGCAAGAGGGAACGTAAGTGGAACTGTTCTAGTAAATGGAACTCATGCTATTGGCGACACAACAATAGATATTGATGCAATGACAGGAACTTTAAAAGCTGGTGATTTTGTTAAATTTGCCTCGCACAGCAAAGTATATATGGTGGTTGCAGATGCAACAGCAGATGGATCTAATGAAGCAACGATAACAATAGAACCTCCGCTAAGAACTGCTTTAGTTGATGATTCAGTAGTCACTTATGATAACATTCCTTTTACAGTTCATTTAACAAACGATATACAGGAGTTTGGAGTTGTGGGAGCTGATGGGTCAGGAAATTTATTATATAAGTTTGAAATAGATGTCGAAGAAGCAGTATAAAATTAAATATTTTATGAATGCTGACATCTTGGCAGAGGAAATAGTCGAGTCAGATGATATTGATGTTGAAAATCTAAATTTGAAAAAATACGACTTTCCATCAAAAAATGCTGACTACATAGTGAATGGTGATATAAAGGTTATTAGAAAGAGTATAGAAGATTATGGCAAGGACACTAACAACAGCAGTAAAGAACGAACTCCTAACAAATGAGATAAGACCAGTTCATTTGTTAACTATTGGATTTGGAACTCCAGTAAACTTAACAGATAATAGTTTTGACCTTACATCATCTATTTCAGGATCAAGCACTACATATACTGCATCGTCTTTTTTAGTTTCTGTTCCATCATTTACAGAGGAAACTGATCTTACAAAAACAAGTTTAAATATTGTTTTATCAGGAGCAGATCAAACTTTTATATCTACTTGTTTAAATGAAAATATAGTCAACGATAGTGTTGAAATATACAGAGGAGTTTTAGACTCAAACAATTCTTTAATAGCAGATCCTTTGTTATTATATTCAGGAAATATTGACACTTTTCAAATAGATGAAACGGAAACTGAATCTTCTGTCACTCTAACTGTTGTTTCTCATTGGGCCGACTTTGATAAAAAATCAGGAAGGCAAACTAACAACAATTCACAACAAAGATTTTTCAGTACAGATGTTGGCATGGATTTTAGCTCTCAAACAGTTTTAGATATTAAGTGGGGTCGAAAATGACAACCTTTGATGAAGTTATAAACCTTTATTTTAAACACGATAAATATAAAAAGTTTACTTATCCTGAACTATATTATCACATATTACCTTCTATAAATCACAATCAATATAAAATATTTAAAGATGCAGATGGTGTTTTTGGTTTTGTAAATTGGGCCTATCTAAGTGAAGAAACCCAAGACTCTTATATTCGCAACTCAAAAATATATAAAAATGAATGGAAAAGTGGTGTCAATATTTGGTTATATGATATTGTTATTATTAGAAAGAGCAAAGAGGTTATGTCATGGGTTTATAATTATTTTAAAAAATTATTAAAAATAAACGAGTCTATATCCTGGTTAAGATTAGATGAAAACGACAAGGTATATAGAGTAGCAAAAAAATTTAAAAGGGAGTTTCATAACTAATGGGTGGTGCAGTTAAAAAGGTAAGTAAAGTTGTAAAAGCGGTTAGACTTTTTAATTTTTTATCTAACATGAATCCTTTTGTTGCTCTTGGAGTATTTGCAGTTGGTTGGTTATTTATGAGATCATCAAAACCTGACGTTCCTGACTTTGGGACAAATGATTTTGAGGAAACAGAAAAAGGAATATTAGTAAACAAACAATCAAACAACGCATCAATTCCTGTTATATATGGTGAGAGATTAGTTGGAGGTACAAGAGTTTTTATAGAAACTTCAGGAACAGATAATGAGTTTTTATATGTAGCTTTAGTTTTAAGTGAAGGTGAGATCAACTCAATAGAGGAAATTAGAGTTGATGAAAAGGTTGTGACTTTTAGTGGAGCTTTGACTGATAATACACAAAGGACAGTCGCAAGTTCAGATTCTAATTTTTATAAAGATGGTCAATCGTATATTACAATAGAACCTCACTTTGGAACTGATGGTCAATCTGCATCTAGTTTATTATCTACATTATCAAGCTGGGGATCTAATCATAAACTTTCAGGTATTTGTTATTTAGCATTAAAATTTAAATGGAACGCAGATGTATTTGGCGGAGTTCCAATAGTTCAAGCAAAAATAAAAGGTAAAAAAGTAATTACTCTTGCATCTAATTTATCTGAGCAAACTGCATCCTTTTCAACTAACCCAGCTTTTTGTTTGTTAGATTATTTAAGAAACGAAAGATATGGAAAAGGGATAGCAACTTCAAATATAGACTTACAAAGTTTTTATGATGCCTCTCAAGTTTGTGTCACTCAAGTCACTCCTTTTTCAGGAGGTAGTAATATAAACATATTTGATACAAATGCAGTTATTGATACCTCAAGAAAAGTAATAGATAACGTAAGAGATATATTACGTGGATGCAGAGGTTATCTTCCTTATGTGCAAGGCAAATATAGATTAGTCATAGAAACAACAGGATCTGCATCTGTATCGCTTGGTGAGGATGATATTATAGGTGGATACTCTTTAGCATCGCCAACTAAAAATTCTAAATATAACAGAATAATAGCAACGTTTATTAATCCTGATCGAAACTTCCAAGCTGATCAGATAACCTTTCCTCCAACAGATGACTCTAGTTTGCCATCCGCAGATAGACACGCAACAATGAAAACTGCTGATGGAGGTTTTTTATTAGAAGGTAAGTTTGATTTTAAAACTATTACAAGTCCCTATCAAGCTGAAGAGATGGCAGAGATTATTTTAAGAAGATCAAGAGAATCTTTAGGCCTAAATATAACTTGCGGTTTCAAAGCATACGAACTTCATATTGGTGATATTTGTTCAGTCACTTTATCATCGCTTGGTTTTTCAAATAAAAATTTTAGAGTTTTATCTATGATCTTTAATGAGGACTATACGATCAGTTTAAATTTAGTAGAACATCAAGATAGTTTTTATACATTTGCTACAAAGGGCCAGGTCTCTAGTACTCCATCAACTAACTTACCTAATCCTTTTAGTATTCAACCTCCAGCATCAATAACCTTATCGGATGAGCTTATTGAATATGCAGATGGTGTTGTACTTACTAGATTAAATATATTAGTTGGAGCTAGTACAGACCAGTTTGTTCAATACTATCAAGTTGAAGCTAAAAAAAGTACAGAGTCAGATTTTAAAATTATATCAAGTGGAACTCAGTTAAACCATGAACTTATAAACGTTGTTGATGATGCAACTTATAACGTAAGAGTAAAAGCTATTAACTCCTTTGGAGTATCAAGTAGTTATATATCGGAAAATAGAAAAATTATAGGAGCTACTGAAACTCCATCAGATATAACAGATTTATCAATTTCTATGGTAGGATCTAATCAAATGGAGCTATCCTGGACTCCTGTTTCTGATCTAGACATATCTTGGTACGAGATAAGATTTCAGGATGTCACAAGTGGAGCTACCTGGAATGAAAGCACTCCAATAGCAAAAGTAGTTAGAAGGAAATCAAACTCTTTAGTTGTGAATGCTCAAATTGGATCTTTTTGTATCAAGGCAGTTGATAAATTAGGTAATAGCTCTGCAAATGCATCAATTGTATCGACTAATATTTCAGGTTTGCAAAACTTTACAAATATATTAACCTTGAGTGAATAATGGCAGATTTTAATGGAACAAGAGACAGTAATGTAGCAATTTCAGAGGACAACGCTGGAAGAAAGGTATTAATATTAGATACTATAACTCAAGTTGACAGTCTTGTAGGCAATGTAGATTCAGCAGAGGGAGTATTCGATTTAGGAGGAACTGACTCAACATCAAACCCAACAAACTTTAGTGCAAATATTATATCTTCAGGTTTTTACGATTTTGATAATACTTTATCGCTTGATGCAGTTTATGATACAAATTTAGGTGCAGTAATAGGTATGTCATCAGAGGATGAATATGACTTACACGATTCAGGAAGAGGAGCAACTTTGCATGACGATGCAAAAGGCCCTTATGATGGATCACCTGAAATACAATGTGGTGCGGAGGTTTTGGTGGGTGCAGATAATAGTAGTCTTGGCAATATTACAAGTTTTCAAAAGATTGCACAACAAAGCACTATAAAAGGTAAGTTTTTTAAGTTTAGATGTAAAATAACAAGTGATAATAATAAGGTCAGAGCTAAAGTCCACACTTTACAAGCTAAAGTAAATATGGAAAAAAGAACAGAAGCTGGTCAAGACGTTGTTTCAGATGCTTCAGGAACAACGATAACTTTTGTTAATTCTTTTTATGCAACTCCATCAATAGGTATTTCAGCTCAAGGATTACAAACAGGAGATTATTATCAAATCACAAGTAAGTCCAAAACTGCCTTTACAATCAGGTTTTATAATAGTAGTAATACTGGAATAAGCAGAACTTTTGATTATCAAGTAGTAGGTTTCGGCTTGAAATCAGCATAGAAATAAAATAAAAGGAATTTATGAGTCAAGTATCAGATGTAGTTTTAGCCAATCAAGGCTTCGCAAGTTTTAGAACAGAACTTAATAATATATTAGGTGCATTAAATACTATGCACGTTGGATCTTCAGCTCCAGGCTCTGTAGCAACAGGGACTATTTGGATTGATAACGCAACTACAAATGTTCTTAAAGTAAAAATTCATGATGGCTCTGATAATGTAGAGTTATTTCAAATAAACACAACAACAAACGCAGTGACAAGTACAATGTCAGTGACAGGGACTATTTCTGAAACTGATCCAAATGCTCTGCCACTTGCAATAGCTTTAGGTTAAGGAGGAAATCGTGGCAAATACATTTAAGGTTAAAACTAATGGTGCAATGCCAAGTTCAGCTGGGACACCACTTACTCTTTACACAGTTCCATCATCTACAACAACAGTAGTAATTGGATTAACACTTTGTAATATTCACACAACAACTGTGACAGCAGATGTTCAGTTAGTATCAGACACATCTGATACAGAAACAAACGAAACAGTTTTATTAATTAAAGATGTCACTATTCCAGCTGGGTCATCTTTAGAACTTTTAACAGGTGGTAAAGTTGTTCTTCAGACAACTGATA